TACTTTCTTATGCAGTTCCATTAAATCTTTATTAACTTCAGAAACAGTTTTAATCATCTGAGCAGCAACTTCATACGCCCGAGGCGCATCCCCCTGAATTGCTACATTTAAAATACCTTCAATTGCATCTTCACCTTGTTTGATAAGTTCCTTCATGTTCTGACGAACCAACCAATAGTCCTTTTCGCTGTCGGTAGTCTCTACTTCTACTACTTTAGCATTAGGTGGATGAACTATTTCTTTAGTTCCATCTTTAAATTCTATATCTAGTGCTTTCGATAATTTTTCATCTACTGTTTTTTTATGTTTCATAATAGAACTCACCATAAATCTCATTACCAGCAGTATAACCTGCTCCTGTATATCCACCCGTAATACCAATTCTTAAATCATGTGCGCCAGTAACAGGAAAATTAAATTTGTCTGATTCACCGAATATATCAATTTCAGAAGTAAGAATAATTTTACCCGTTTTAATTGGCCCATAAACATAAGTCTTAGCAGAAAATTCAAACGATGAAGTTATATTTCTTCGAGTATCAAACTCTCCTTCATATTCTTCAATAGTTGAAACAGAATTAAGTACAATAGGAACATCCACCTTTTTATTAACATCATTCATGTTAAACGATACAACAAATTCTGGAGTAAAATATGGTAGAACCTGTTCTATAATTTGAAGATTATCATCTTGATTTCTAGTAAATACATACAATCCGAAATTTATTATATAAGGTACTTCGTTGTAACTATAAGAATAATTTGTACCGTCCGTACTTGTTACTTTTCTTTTTCTTAATTTGTTGGTCTTTCTTGAAGGATCATAAGCATATCCTGTTATATCAAACCCAATTCTAGGAAGAGTTATTTGAACTTTTGAAGTATTGGAAATACTACTACTCTCTGCAATTCTTCTAATAAATTTTTCCTTCGGACCATATGATAATGGCACACGGATAGTTTCTTTAGTAGTATCATCAGGATTTTTTCTAATAATTCTAATATCATTAAATAAAGAACCGAAACCAATTACTAATTTTCTAATTGCTTCGTTGTAGAACTGTGTAAACATTAATAACCCTCTTTATATCCTTGTTCAACCAGAATATTCCATTTTTCTGTATTAGGAACTGCCATCTTTCTTTTACCATTCTTATTTAGGTATTTGATACCCTTCTTTGCTTCTATAATTTTATTAACATGGATAGGATTTTTCATTGCATTATTTTGCTTCATTTTCTCAATCGTTTCGGGTGTGTGCTTTCTTCCATGCATTCCGATTTTCTTTTCTGCTTGGAGTCGTTTGCTGTTTTCTCCGATCTTCTTGCAGGTTTCTGGTGTTCTTGGATTTTCTTTATAATGTTTCTTCATTGCAATTGAAGTGGATTCGGAAATCTTTTGTTTGGTTTCTTCGGACAGAGTTTTACCACAATTCCATTTACCAAAATCTGGATTTGCTTTGTTCTTTTTGCTAATCTTTTGACCGACTGTTAGTTTCTTTTTGGGATCTGTGGTCCAATGCCCATTTCTGTGGTTGGTAAGATTATAATATCGTTTTCCCAATTCCTCTTCGTTTATCATAGATAAAAATTTATATTCTTCATCAATTAAATCTATTCTTGTTGTATAAACTCGTTTGAGAATCTTTCTCTTAAAATCGTTCGGTCTTCTTTTATATGCTCGTTTCATCCAATCCGAACTGCAAATATAACCATCATCTTCTGTTCCCCAATGACATCCAATATAATATCGTTTATGTTTTATATCATACCAAATATAAACAAATCCATATTTTTCTTCCATAACAAATCTCCTTATACTAATATATATAAAAAGTGTTGTTTCTAGTACGATCCTTCTGAAAAAGGATCAACATCAGTAAAGTCAAAGATGTCGTCTTGATCTCTGAATAATTCAATATCTTCATTGTCGCCCATTGGTTTATCATCTTCGGGTTCTTGCGGTATAATAATAGTTGTAGTGGTTTGAGTACTGATTTCGTATTCAGCCATAGATTTTGCACCTTTGACTGTTTCTCCGGTAGATGTTGATAGACTTCCCACAATATTCGTTACAGTGAGTTTAGTGGTAGTTGCATCCCAATCCGTCGCAATTGCTGTTGCCGTTGCATTACCAAGAGTCGCACCAGAGCCAGTAACACCAGTAACTTGATATATTGTTTCACCCTCATAAAAATTAGCAAACGAAGAACTGCTATGTCTGGTTCCAAGATCTAATTCAATGGCAAAGAATTTTCTTTCATCTTCTACAGTATCAATATTTCCATAACCAGTATCGATTTCTTCTTGACTATATGTAAATACTTCACACGATAAGACATATGTGTATAATTTTCCTAGCGAATAAAAGGGATTTTCGTGTTCAACAAAATTGACTTCAAAAAGAGTTTGACTGAGTGGAAAATATATCAAGTCTCCTTCTTTAGGACGAGTAGTATTTTCATACATTCCTACTTCTTCTGAAAATCTTTTTTTAGAAACAACCAAACTTATTCTATCTTTAATTTCTAAACCAAAACGAGAAATTATATCACCTTCACCTTCAAATCCATCAACAGAAGCAACATACATTTCTAACTGATAACCATCATCAAATTTTGAAATAGTGTCTTCTCCAAACAACTTATCTTCATTAATAAGAGTTCGGGGAATATAGACCATATCCTTACCCATTGTTTTTATAATTTCAATGGTTAAGTCTTCTGCAAGTCCCTGCTCACCAGTATGTTCTTTAAAGTATGGATTACGAGCCATGTTTTTTCCTAATTAGCCCTTCATAAAATCAACAGGAAGTTCATATTCCAATAGCATTTTTTCTTCTATTTCTCTTAATTCTTCATTTGCTTCTGTCATAATTTCTGCACCCCGCATAGAAACGCCACCCGGCAACTGAACTCCCTCAAATTTGGACATATTTTGTCCCCATTGTTTCTTGACAAGAGCAGAAAAATATCGCTTCAAATATCTGTCATTAAAAATCTCTGTAAATGTTGTAGGATTTAATTTAACATATGCTTCAATTATAACATAATCTCCCGCAGTCATATCTTGTTCCCACCACATATCCAATTTTAAACGATTTTGTACTTTACTAAATTCAACTCTTTTCTCTGGTTGAAACATGTCTTGGATTAAATTGATATATCTTTTGGTGGAATCATAACTAGCAAGTCCCATAGAACTATTCCCACCAAGCCCCCTATTAATACCAAAATAATCACTGAGAGCCATTTGATAACGAACATCAAACATATTTACATTTGAAAAATCACCAAATTGAAGAACCTGAATAATACTTACAATATCATTTCCGGTTGGTCCATTACCAGTAACACCACCGACTGGAACACCAAGGGCATTAGTATCAATATACTTGTTGGTAATATCAGACCCCGTAACCGCATACTTAAAAAATGTTCTTTCAACACCATCAAAGTGTCTTTCAACAAAATATTCCAGTGCTTCGTCTAAACGATCTTCGGCTTGCTGATAATTAACATTAATTTCAACAACTGGCGCACCAAGTTTTCTAAAAGCATAATCAATCAATGTCTCTCTAGAATTTGGTACTGCCATTTAATGTTCTCCTATAATTCTTTCTTTAATATATATAATAAAACAACACCCCCTAAAAAGGCTTTTATAAGCATTAGAGAGTGTTGTTTTGTTTATTATGTTTCTTGTTCTTGAGTTTTTGCTTCTTCCATCCTTTGTTTATGTAGTTCTTGCATTCTTTTGGCTGATTCTTCCATTGCTTTTTTTTGTTTTTCGTTCATCTCTGGAAGAGTAACAGGGACTTTTTGTAATTCTTTATATGAAACATTTTCAGCAAAATATTTTCTAGTAACTGGATCTTCTGCTTCATCTGGATTGCTCGGGCGATAATTAGTAAATCCCGGCATCTGTAATGGACAACTTAATCTAGGATAATCTAATTTACTATATTTATCATCATCAGACACCAACCATGTTCCTTCCCTGTCACCACAACCACATCCCCCACAAAAATATTTTCCTTCTGTTTTACTTTCTTCTAGATATTCACAGGGGGGCAATTCGCCGCCAAGATGTTGATTTCCAAAACAACCCAAAACTCTAAGTTGTTTGTTTGCTCTATTAATTTTCTTATTTCTCAAACCCCGAGAACGAAGAGACATCGCAAAATTTTGAACCATACTAAGTTTATTTTTCAGTTGAAGTCCGCCACTTTCTTTTATTGGTTCTGCTCGAAATTCTGATTCGGTTGTTTTATTTCTATTACAAGATTTGCAAGTCTTTTTCTTTTCACCGCTAGTCATACAACAATATCTCCTGCTATTCTATAGTAATTTTTCTTACTAGTCTTATGTTATATTTTCTCGTACCTCCATAAGAAGTCAAGTGATTATTTGGTATTAATTTAACAAAACTATCATTACCTGTATTAAATTCCTGTCCATATATGTATTTTTCATTATTTATGTTTTGTTTTTGAATAC